AAAAAAAAAAAAAAAAAAAAAAAAAAAAAAAAAAAAAAAAAAAAAAAAAAAAAAAAAAAAAAAAAAATCATAATATAACATCAAAAATGGCAGAAACTTTATTATCACCTGGTGTTTTAGCTAGAGAAAATGACCAATCTTTTCTAACACAACAACCCGTAGAGGTAGGGGCAGCAATCATAGGTCCTGCAGTTTTAGGACCAGTTAATATTCCTACTTTAGTAACTTCTTATACTGATTATACTACTAAATTTGGTAATACTCTTTTAAGTGGTAGCCAAGAATATAGTTATTTTACTTCTATTGCTGCTTTTAACTATTTCCAAAATGGAGGAAATACTTTATTAGTAACTAGAGTTGTACCTTCAGCATCTTTTTGGACATCTGCTACAGCTTCAGCAGGTACATTTATCTCTAATAGTGCGATTATTCCTCCTAGTAATGTCAATTTTGGTAAAGCTGCTTTCTTTACAGCATCTTTCACCATGAAAACTATTGCCGAAGGTAATGTAATGAACAATTACATATCGGGTTCAAATAACTTTTTTGGACAAACTGGAAGTGATGGTACTCTAATTTCAGGATCTGGAGATAATGTTAGATTCCAAATTACAAGTGTTGACTCTACAAATGGTATATTTAGTTTATTAGTTAGACAAGGTAATGATACAGTAAACGAACCTAGTGTTTTAGAAACTTTTACAAATCTTTCTTTAGACCCAACTCAACCTAACTACATTTCAAAAGTAATAGGTGATACATTTAAACAAGTTACAACTGTTGATTCGGATACATTTGTTGAAGTAGTAGGTAATTACCCAAACAATTCAAGATATGTTTATATTGCTGAGGTAAACAACCCAACTCCTTACTACTTTAACAATGCCGGTACAGTAGGAACAAATCCTTCAAATGGTTTAAGTTGGAGTGCTTCTCTTCCAGTTGCATGTAATGGCGCTTTTGGTGGAGCTGGGGGTGACTTATATTATTCTAACATGGGGGCTGCTAGATTCTATAATAATATATCTTCTTCAGGTAATATTCAGGGTTTAGATGCAGATGATTATGATACAGCAATAGGTTTAATGGGTAACCAAGACGAATATGTTTATAATGTAATTTCAGTACCTGGTTTAACTAAGGATAACGCAACATCACAAATTTCTAGTTTAATTAACACTGTACAAACACGTGGTGATGCTGTAGCTGTAATTGATTTAGTATCTTATGGTTCTTCAACTAACCAAACATTAACAGCAGCAACAACTTACAACAGTTCATATGCCGCAGCTTATTGGCCATGGTTACAAACAGTAGACCCAGGAACTGGTCAATTAGTTTGGATTCCAGCCTCTACTTTAATTCCAGGTGTATATGCATTTAATGATAGCGTATCAGATCCATGGTTTGCACCAGCAGGTATTAATAGAGGTGGTTTAGATACAGTTGTACGAGCTGAACAAAAATTAACTCAAACCCAACGTAATGATCTTTATGTAGGTAACGTAAACCCTATAGCAACATTCCCAGGTACTGGGGTTGTAGTATATGGTCAGAAAACTCTACAGAAAAAAGCATCTGCACTTGATCGTGTAAATGTACGTAGATTATTAATTGCTCTTAAGTCTTATATTTCTCAAATAGCTCTTAATTTAGTGTTTGAACAAAATACGATTGCAACCAGAAATCAATTCTTAAGCCAAGTTAACCCTTATCTTGAATCAGTTCAACAACGTCAAGGCTTATACGCATTTAGAGTAATTATGGATGATTCCAATAACACTCCCGATGTAATTGACAGAAATCAATTAATAGGTCAAATTTATCTTCAACCAACTAAGACTGCTGAATTCATTTATTTAGACTTTAACATCTTACCAACTGGAGCTACTTTCCCAGCGTAAAAAATTAAAAAATTAATATTTATAATAAAATAAATAATAAAGCAAAATGGCAGTATTAGATCCAAACGAAATATTTTTCACCGCATTTGAACCTAAAATCCCTAACAGATTTATAATGTATGTTGATGGTTTCCCGTCATATATAATTAAAGCAATATCAGCTGTTGGATTCGATCAAAGTGAAACAGTTCTTAATCATATCAACGTATATCGCAAAATTAAAGGCAAAACCAGATGGAACGATATTACAATGACATTATTTGACCCGATTACTCCATCAGGAGCACAATCGGTAATGGAGTGGATGCGTTTACACCATGAATCCGTAACAGGTAGAGATGGTTATTCCGACTTTTATAAAAAAGACGTAACAATTGATATTCTAGGACCAGTAGGTGATATTGTTTCTGAATGGGTAATTAAAGGTGCTTTTATTAAATCAGCTACTTTTGGAGATTATAACTGGGATACAGATAACGTTGCTACCAACTTAAGTGTAACTTTAGGTATGGATTATTGTGTATTAAACTTCTAATAAAAGTTTACATAAAA